ATAGTACTCATATCAATGAAGTGGGTAGTACCTGACCCTTGTAATAGAGAATAACAATGATTGACCCTAGTACGTAGGGGGTAGCAGGGGGCGGGGGGTGTTAAGGGACTCCAACATCCGAACAGGGAAACGGAATCCGAAGTGGGGTATCTACCTCGTACGGGGGTAGGGGGTGGTAAGCCCCCTCGTTCACCGATTCTCGCGCTTTGCAAACTTAGTAGGGGACACCTTTTCCCTATATAGGAAACTAAAAAAATTTTATAAAAAACTACCCCGCTTTTCCAGACTACGGGGGTAGCTCTGGACTTTAAGCCCCGCCCAGCCTACAATTGACGTAAGTAAACCACCGGAAAAAGACAATGAGCAAGCGAATAGCAATGGACTTAGAGAGTAGACGACAAAGAGAAGTCATCTTTATCGAGTCAGTGTCTCAAGGGTTCACACCACAACAGGCAATTAAGCGAACCGGGTTATGTAGTAACGACCCTGATGGTATGAACGTGGGTAAAGCCGTCGCCACCATGTTAAAATCTACCTTCGTGCAGACTGAACTGAGACGTTTGGAAGACGAGAACCGAAAAGATATGGCCATGACACGTGATAAGGTGCAAGCTATTGTCCTCGAAGCAATTGATATGGCTCGTCTCATCGCTGACCCAATGGCAATCATCCGTGGTGCGCAAGAATTGAATAAGATGTGCGGATTCTATGCGGCAGAAGAGAAAAAGATTACTTTGACTGCCGGGCAACGTAGGATGACAGCAAAATATGACGAGATTTCGGACAAAGACCTCCTTGAGATGATAGAAGACCAGTCGGACATCGTTGATGCTGAGTTTGAAGAGATACCAGACGAAGATGCCTACGCTAAGGTAGACTCAAAATTCGCTGATAGGGAAGAATATGACAGAACCGACGGCTAAAAAAGCGCCTAAGAAGATTCTACCCGACGGGTCAAAGATTCCATTCGCGGTAGTGGAAAAAGATAACCAGTTTACCCCCGATGACGAGGATTTTAAGCAAATTCCGCCATTTGCGTCCATGCGCGGAGAGAAAGTTACGATGCTGGGGGCCACGTACATTGTTTGTGTTACCTGCCATCATGCCCAACCACTAAAATTTTACCAAAAACTCAATACTAAGAGCCGTGCGGACTATGACTGCGCCTGCATGTCATGCCGCACAGTGACTAAGGACGTGGCTAACCTGAAAAGGCTTGATGAAGTCCGTAATAAGCGGTTCCTGACTGAAGCCCAGAAGGAAGAGACTAAGAAGCACGCTGTTGAGAAGAAGAAGTGGGACAAGTGGAATGCAGAAAATTCGCGTAAGGAAGCGGCGTTCAAGCGTAAGCTAGAAAGACGTAAGGCTAAGGAAGTAGCCAAGGCGATGTCGCAGACTAAGCGTAAAAATCACAAGGCGTTAGCGGCGGCAGAGATAGAGTTCGCCCAACGCACGCTAATCAGACGAAAACTCCTACCCTTTATTCAGAAATTCCAGAAGAACTACCAGACAGGCTGGGTACATACGGATATTTGTGAGCGTCTGGATAAATTTATTAAGGCGGTAGAGAACCAAGAGTCACCACGGCTCATGTTGTTCATGCCGCCACGACATGGGAAGAGTGAAATTGCCTCGAAGAACTTGCCTGCTCATATATTCGGAAACCACCCCACGTGGGAGATTATCTCGGCTTCCTATGCGGTCTCGCTACCGATGGGATTCTCGAAGAAGATACACGCTACTATGGCAGACCCGTACTACAAGGTTTTGTTCCCGGACACTGCGTTACACCCCAAAGCGCAAGCCACCGACGAGTGGATGACTACGATGGAAGGCGCTTATGTCGCGGCGGGTGTTGGTGGTGGTATTACTGGTAAGGGTGCGCACGTCTTAATTATTGATGACCCGGTTAAGGATGCCCAAGAAGCTGACTCGCCCGGACAACGTGACACTGTTTGGGATTGGTGGGGTTCAACCGCTAAGACTCGTTTGAGTCCGGGCGGTGGAGTCTTGGTTATTCAGACCCGTTGGCACGATGACGACTTGTCCGGTCGGTTACTCATGCAGATGAAGAGCGACACTAAGGAGCTGAATGAGCTGATTGATGACGCGCAACTTCGCTTGGATGATATTCCAGACCCAGAGTCTGCTGAGTTCGAGTCAGTTATGATAGAGTTGTTGGGTTACAAGGAAGAGTTGGGAGCCATCGATGACTGGGAAGTGGTTCAGTACCCGGCTATCGCTACCTTCGATGAGTATGTTCATGCTGATGGGCGCATTACTGATGAAGATGACCACCAGCCTAATACGAGGAAAGTGCGCAGTAAGGGAGACCCATTACACGAAGCACGTTACCCCATCGCACGACTATTGAATATGCGCCGCAGTATGCAGAAGCGTCACTGGTCAGCCCTGTACCAACAGAACCCAGTTCCAGATGAGGGAATGTATTTTACTAAGGATATGTTTCGGATGGTGATGCATACCCCGCCACCCGCTCAACTCAAGTTATTTTCCGCATGGGATTTAGCTATCGGTGAGAAGCAGACGAACGACTACACTGTTGGCGTAGTAGGCGGTATTGACTGGATGGGACAGCTCAACATTGTAGAGATAATCCGGTTTCGTGGTGACTCTCATTTTATTGCGGACGCGATACTCAACACATATCAGAAGTACCCCGGCATTCAGCAGATTGGTATTGAGCAGGGACAGCTTCAGATGGCTATTATGCCAACACTCACGGCGCTGATGAAAGCCCGGAGAATATATCCGTCGTTAGACGATACGCTCAAACCCATAACTGATAAACAGGCTCGGGCAAGACCACTTCAGGGAATGATGCAACAGGGCCGGGTTATCTTCCCATCATCACAGATGTGGTTCGAGGATGCTAAAATGGAGTTGCTACGCTTCCCCGGCGGCTTACATGATGATATAGTTGACGCTCTGGCATGGCTGGCGCATATGTGCATACAGGTAAAACCGCCCGCTAAACCCGGAACAGATAATCGCAAGAAGTCTTGGAAGCATAAGTTAAGTAAATACATGAACACCCGACAAGCCGGGCACATGGGGGCATAGTATGGTATCAAACGAAGACCTTTTGGAAAGCATTAACGTATTACGCACTGAAGTTTCCCGGCTCAACGCAAGGCTCGGAGATACTATTAACATCGTGTATAATCTGGAGAAACGCCTTAGTCGGTCGATAGGCAGACAGATACAGCTAATGAATGATAAAGACACTATGCCACGAGGAATGAACACCGAAAGTTTCGTCGTAGCTCATGGCGCACCCCGCAAAAAGATAGGAGATTAAGTCGTGAGCAGTGCATCCGATTCTAAATTAATTAACGATAACTACCAACGCTATGCATACTGCCGCGATAACGGGCATTTAGAGTTTATCCGCAAAGCAAACCAGTGTGATGAATATTTTGCTGGTGTCCAATGGAACCCAATTACCCGTAAACGCCTCGAACGTCAGAACAAGCCTGTCCTGACTATCAATAAACTATTACCTACCGTTGCCGCCGTAATGGGTGAGCAGTTAAGAAACAGAGCGGATATTAGTTTTAAGCCATCGAAGGACGCGACGCAGGACATCGCCAACGTACTTAATAAGGTTTATATTCAGATAGCGAACAACAACAAGCTGGATTGGATTGAGGCTAACGTGGCAGACGACGGGTTTATTACGTCTCGCGGGTTTTATGACTGCCGTATTGGATACAACGACCACATGCAGGGGGAGGTCAAGATTAAAAACTTGAACCCGCGCAATGTAGCGGTTGACCCAGACGCAGAAGATTACGACCCGGCGACGTGGAAGGATGTGACTATCACACGATGGCTCACGCTGAACGACATTGAGCTGAGCTATGGTCGGAGTAAGTCTAAACAGGTTCGTACAGGCGGGTCAGTATTAAGCTTTGACTACGACATGGTTGAGCGCACCGGACAGACCTTCGGCGGGTTTAACATCCCCCCTTCAGCGACCTCTCCAGATTATGATGACTCAGGTACAGCACGCAAGTACCGTATTATTGAGCGTCAGTATAAGAAGATTCGCTTTGCTAAGCATTTTGTTGACCCAGACACTGGTGATACCAGACAGATTCCTGAGCAGTGGTCTTCTCGTAAGGCTACACTGGCGGCGAGAAAGGCTGGCATTGAGATTATTAAGAAGAAGGTCGAGCAGATTCGTTGGACAGTGACTTGCCTGAACGCCGTACTGCACGACACATGGAGTCCTTACGAGTACTTCACCGTCGTACCATACTTCCCATTCTTTCGTTACGGTAACACTATCGGTATCGTAGAGAACCTGCTGTCTTCACAAGACTTGCTGAATAAAACTTCTTCTCAGGAGTTACATATTGTCAATACCACCGCGAACAGCGGTTGGAAGTTGAAGTCTGGTGCGTTACAGAACATGACCGTAGAGGAGCTGGAAGAACGCGGGGCTGAAACGGGCCTTGTTATGGAATTGGATGACATTAATAATGTGGACAAGATAACCCCGAATACTGTACCATCGGGACTAGATAGAGTTTCTTTTAAAGCGGACGAGCATATTAAGGAGATTTCAGGTGTCAGTGATTCAGCACGCGGTTTTGATAGGGCTGACGTGGCTGCTAAAGCCATTCAAGCAAAGCAAGCCGCAGGTTCAGTTAACCTTGCGAAACCACTCGATAACCTTGCTCGCACAAGGCACTTGCTTGCCGTCCGCGTTCTCTCGCTCGTCCAAAGATTCTATTCAGAAGAGCGCATATTACAAATCACAGGGGATACGCCGCAAGCGGAGACTGAAGATATCACCATCAACCAGCGTACATCTGAAGGAGCGGTCGTCAACGACCTCACTATTGGCGAGTACGACGTCATCGTAACAACGGCTCCAGCCAAGAACAACTTCCAAGAAACTCAGTTCCAAGAGGCTATACAGCTTCGTGAGCTAGGGGTTCAAATACCAGATGCTATACTGATTCAGAATTCTTCTTTAGCTAACAAGCAGGAGATTATTGAGAACCAACAAGGTACGCCTGAACAACAACAGCTTGAACAACAACAA